CTGATTGTTACCACGTAAAATAGGCGGTGCATCGAAATAATTACCATATACATCAGCAAATTCTTCTATGTTAATTTTTAAATCAGACTGTATGCTAGATAATGTGATACCCAGAGATGCATACGATGGTGAGTCCTGAGCCGCGAAAACATATTCATAAATTTTTTCAAAAATCTCTTTCTCAATAGAAAGTCCATTACCACGAATCTTATTTCTCTCTACTATATACTGCGCTTCACTACGACGATCTTTATAAAAAATTATAATCTGCCTTATTTTTTCAACAAAAAACGGTATCGCTATATCTAAATCAGCAGGATTACTAAAGTTAAGCTTAGCTAAGAACCGTTTTTCTTGATTCGTGGTATACGTTAGTACGATTTCTTTGAGAAACTGAATGTAAATATCGACGAAGCTTGTTCTCTCTGTGGTAGCTGAGGAGTTTTTTATATCAGACCACTCCTTCAAATAGCTAATATAAAAATTATTATACTCATCAGGAGTATAATCGATTTTTGTTATGGTAATAAACTCAAGAAACGAAAAAGGTGTAATATTGTCTTTCGCAGTTGAGTTTTCAACCAAAGGATTAGTAATAGAATTGTCAATAATACTTACGTTATATGTAATCTTTGAAGACATTAGTTATTTTTATTTAATAAGATTTAACCCTTTGTAAAGTTGATTCGCGAGCATATTTGATATAATACCGTCAGATTCTGACCAGTCTGTATACGAAGAATTTGTAAATTGCAGTGTAGTATTTATATCGTCAAAATTTATAACACTATTCTCAACACTACCCTCAAAGCTAGGAATATGCTCATAGAAAAAATAGTAGTTAGATATATTTGCACCGTATCCATCTTCTGGTAAAACAAGACCCCAGCCCCATGAATCGCTATAATCTACAATTTTATATGTCCGCGATGTTGGGGAAACCGCGCTAATCGGCTGAAAGCTATTAACTAATCTAAAATTACCACTAAACCTCTCAAAAGTAACAATATTTTTACCAGCAGTTATAGTTTGCTGTAAAGTAATCTCTTGTCCTAAGTTTTTACCATAAATTTGTGAATCAGCATAACCATATGTTTTAAAATCTTCGTTAAATTTATTCTGGGTACCGAAAAGCTTCGAGTGATTAATCGACAATATATCAACTAATCTAGCTATAGCTGACGGATATCGGTAATTTAAAGAGTCAAACCGCATATCATTAATATTATACTGCTTAAACAATGCAATAAGTTTATCAATATTTGCGTAATCGAGAGTAGAGTTATTACTTACAAAGTTTTCAATTTTTTCATAGGTAACCTTACCTAAGGCTGTCTGCTCAGAGCTCAAAGTACCAAAAATATTTTGTAAAAACTCATTATATAGTATAGGGTTATTTAAAAACAGTGGTTGAAATGAAATTTCCCTAAAAGTCTGAGTAAAATCTATATCTTCTCCCTTTTTTGCTATATTATAAGCGTTATTTGGGTATATATTAAAAGAATTTGATGTACCTGTTAAATACCTACCGTTTATTGTTGTACCAGCTGATATATACACGTTTTGACAGGTAATATCTGTATTAAGAGATACGGTACCTAAAAATATCCCGCTGCTAGTAAGACCTGGCACCAAATCTATATTATTACTAAACACAGCATCGTATATCACAGTACCATCCGTTAAAACCAAATCAATATCAGTAATTACCGGTAAGTTTTTTACGGAAAAATTACCACTATCCTTGACTTTAACGACAAAACTAATTTCCGTATTACTAAATTTGTTTTTATTTATGTTAAAAATAGTCGAAGTATCACCCTCACCGTCTAAACCGTTTGAAGTGATAGAAAGATGATCTAAATCAAGATTTTCTATAATGCACGAACTAATACCAACTGTTGTTGTGTTGGTAAAGTTGTTTAAAGAACCAGGCTGTAATCCGAATAGTAAATTGACACTAGAAGCCGGTATATCAGACTTAAAAAACACATCCTGCACACCTGTTGTACCGCAAAAAAACGATCCAGCATCACTTCTCGAGCAGTAAACAACACTTTCACTAGAAAGCTTGCAAAATAACGGTATAGATGAGGTTTCAAACGATGACACTTCAATATATTCTGTGAGATTTCTCGCTCCTGTTAAACGTAAATAAAAAGAAGAGTAAGGAAAAAGATGACTGTAGTATTTACGTACAGTACCTGTATCGAAATAATTAGTATTTTCTAAAGAACCTGAAGCATACGGTGTTATAGTTAAGTTCGGCTTACCTTTTTCATAAGAATGAAATGATGTACTACGAGAAATATTAATCGGGTTAGAAATCCTACCACACGTTAAGCACGTTCCTGAGAACGGGTAATTGATAGTAATTGCATCAGGTACAAAATTATAAATATCAACATTTTGAGCAAATGAATCGTAATACGAGTTACCATTACGATCATAGAGGTAACAAGTCACTTTATACCGACCAGCATTTTTATAAGCATGTCTAGCTGTTATAGTTTCGGAATTTGTACCGTCGCCAAAATCCCATAATATTCGTTTACGTGATAGAAATCCCTCAACATCATTTAATCTAGGCTTAAAAATTAACGGAGTAAAAGGCAAAGCATAACTACTTGCTACCTCTTGATTGGTATAATTGTATGTATTAAAAAAAGAATATACAGTGTAAATGTCACCACTCGTTTCGTACTGATATGCACCAGATAGTATAACCTCGGTAGTAGACATGTATATATATATTTATCGTCGACCCTCGTATTACAGTGTTTCAACAACTATATTATCCGCAAGTTTGGTTATTTCATAAAAATAACCAAACTGATAATCAGCTAATTTATAATTTTGTGCCGTAATAATAACATCACTTGTTTCATATAGAGGATTCCACACAACACAGCTAATTAAAGGTACTTCAAAATTTGTATCTGTTCTTCTCGTAGCAATCTCTTCTATGCCTGGTAGATTTAATATCTCATTTGCGATAACATTAAAGTTGATAACAGAGCCGAGAGTAACGCTTTTAAAATGCGTTTTAAATATTTCCGCTACTTTATTTTTAATAAGAGTCGTGTTTGTTGTAGTATTTCTATTCTTTTTAAGAACAAGCTTAGTAACATCCTTTAACGGTACACATATTTCTTCGCCAGCAATATTAATACCTAAACTAAACGCCTTATAGACAGGATCACTTGGCACCACATTATGTGTAATATCCTTAATCATATTACACTCATTAACAATTAACTGCTTTTGAGTAGGGTTGAGATAGTTGGGTATACGCTCATTTAATATTGTACTTTGTGCTGGTACAGTAAATACATAAACGTTATTAAACATCGTCGAGTTTGAGTAGTTTACCTGATTAAACAACACGCGATTATCGTCATTTGGTTTCGCCAATCCAATACTATAGAAGTAGTTTAAATACTCTGAAACGTATCGACTATTTGAAAGAACTTTAACACTTTTTGCAACACTATTAAAGTTCTTTGCTATATAAGTCTCGTAATCCGTACTTGTAACTAGTCTATTCTGTAAAGTAAAAATCTTAGGAGCATTAGCTTTAATTTCTTCAACAGTTTCAGCAGCCACTACAGGCGTCGTATCGTTAGGATTTGTAACTATTACATTACCAGTCAAATCTTCTGTTAGTAATAACGTATCGGCTGTATATATATTAGTTGCTATTTCTGAAAACGTATCCGTGTTGTAAATTCTAAAGGATAAATTCGCAAGTGTGTTAGAACTAACTACCCCTAAGGTATTGTCTGAGAGAATGTAATAAATTTGAACTATGTCACCTTCTCTAAGTCGTTTACCATTTAAATCATTGCCAAATTTAAATTCATAGTTACCATATTCATTGACTCTTTTTTCATATGCTGTTGAAATAGATGGCTCTAAGTATAAAGACGGTGTTTCTTTCCATTCCTGCCACACATTTGAAGTAGCGCTTTTTACAAACATAGTAAACGAGTTATCTGCAATAAATTGCGTAGTGCTTTCTTGCTGCGGATTAACTGTTACTTGAGATCTGTTATTTACAATAGTGATTGTTTCAAAATTCTCGCCGGTTGCAACGTATTGTGCGTACTCACGAATAGACCCCTGATGTATAATGTTATTATCAATAGCAAGAACTTCAGTTTGTTCAGTTGTTTTCTCAAAAGAAATATCTTTAATTGTAGTAAAATCAATACCGTTTTTAGAAATATACGAAAACCGTGGTATAGTGTATAGGCCTGTAGGTAAAAACGATAATCCAGATAGTGATAATGTTGCTAAAGATGTCTGCTTACCAACAGGCTTGTACCCTAAATTCGAAACAAGCTTACTCATATTCTCATACAAAGATGCTGTTGTAAAAGTAGACTCAGTTGATGTCGTGTTTAAATAAAATAGCAATACATGATACATGTACGATACGACATCAATAAAGGCGTTTAAGTTAGATCCTTCAAAATTTTGATCAGTAAACACATTACTTTGGTTTAATCTTTCTATAATAAGAGACTTTAGCGTGTTAGCATCAAAAGCTGCATACGCATCTCTCGGTAAGTTAAATTCTGTAAATGTATTAGCACTCATATTTTATACAAAAGTATATCCATCGTTATTTAATATACCCTTCAAACTTATCTCATATACTTTAAGAGTTGGTATTGATAGATTTAAAGTGATTTCATACTCACCCTCATCAATTACTGCAACAATCTCAACACTGTCAAGAACTACTCGTGGCTCTTGAGCTGCTAGCCCTAGAAGAATATCCTGACCTATAAAAAACGCTTTATTTTCTGTTACATTTTCAAAAAGATAGTCGCGTAAATCTAATCCAAACTGAGGGTTAAGTAATTTTTCTCCTGGTGAAGTTGTTAGTATGTTTTTAATTGACGTAAGTATAGCGTTGCTATCATATATACTCTGTAAGTCTTTATTATCGTTATTACGAAAGAGCTCTCTGCCCTGCGTGCCTTGCAAATTTAAATCGAAACTAACATCCTTATACAAAAACCCTGATGTTAAAGTCTCACGAACTCTTTCTGAAGCTTTAATTGTATTGAGCTTTATAGCCATCTACATATTATTTAATCACACAACATATTTAAGATTTACCAGTTTTTGCAAGAATAATATCGAGCTGTACCAGGCTTAGCGGTTGAGCATTTGTGTCTCGCCCTAAATGACTTACGTTTTTTTGGATTTGACTTTTTTATTCTCAGATTAGGGTCACCATAATGGATTCGTTTAAGTTTACCGTTAACGCGAACACATCTCATATACTTTTTATCGGATCTTGTTGAAGATTGCTGGCCGGTAACCTTAGTACACCGCGAGCCTGCTTTTTCAAACAGTATTTCTTGAACAAGACGATCAAATTCCATATATTTATTTATGGGTTTGTATAAATAATGTTATGGCTAGAGAAAAAAAGTTTTTAACCTTATTTGAATCGTACTTTTCGCGTTACGAACGCGGTGGTTTCCTCGTTGGTGATGTATTTAAATTTAATGATGATTTTAAATCAACAGATGGTTATAAAAAATTAGGACAAAATACAAAAGACATGATCGATCAAATGGTCGAATCAGGACTACATGTACGTGTCGTAGGTATAAAAGACACCACTTCGCCGCGCTACCCAGGCAACCCACAAACATCATCAACTGATGTAGAATTAACACTAGCACTTGACAACGGAGGTGGTAGATACACACATTATGTTAATGTTTACCCTGATCTCGGTACTCCGGAGACTTTCTATCCTAATCTACCACCTGTTCCAGATAGTGTAAAAAGACCAGACAATACTAATATCACCCCGCAAGAGGTAGAAAAGCAAGACAATCTTGCAAACAAGATAGATAAAGGCGACGGTAAGTTGAGTGACTCAAATATCACATTACCTACTAACAAT